CAATCAATGACCGACCTTCTATGCCAATGTCCATTCGTGAGTGAAACTTGTCAAACAAAACAAAAAAAGAGTTATTGCCGCTATTAACCACAGCAATAACCCCAAAATCTTCCAAAAACGCGTCAAGATTTTCGCTAAACATCAGCCATGCCAAATTAAAGACGACGAGCTTTTTTCCTCTTCATCCTCACCATCATCTTCATCTTCTTCATCTTCCTCAATAGAGACAATTTCAGGTACATAAACCACAATATTTGGTTCATGGAAAGCTCCGTATTTAGAAGGTAATTCAACTACATCTCCCTGAAAATAGCAAACATTTTCATGCTCGATCGTACGTTCGGGTTTAACCTTATACAGTGGCATTTTTAGGCTCCTTAACTTTAGATACTTCTTCAACCATGTGCTTAACTTGATTATACTGTTCAGGGGTTAATTCAATCTCATTTCCCCCCTCATAACATAATCTAGAGTTGCCTTGTAGCACCTCTGGGAAAAATCCGGCTCGAACTCGATATTTAGTAGTCATAGTATTTAAGGAAACCGTTAAAGAGAAGTAACCATGTCAGTAATTACAGCAAACGCTTCGGGATTCCCAATATTTACGTCCACTGATTGCATACACCGCACCTGTATGCTACCTGCTGCGAAAGCAGTATCTGCAAAGGGATTAGCGAGAACTTCAAACACTCCCCATTCTCCGATGATTAACTCAGGCCAATTTCCCAGAATTAAAGCACTTAAATTTGTCCCCGTGCCTTTTGTCAAATCAGCAGGAACCTGATTGGTCATATAAAATGGGAATCCGCACAGAATGTTACCGGGTTCTTTTAAAAGAAAGTTACCTTCCGTTCCTCCACTCTGGACAGGGGTGGTCATTAGTTTTGCTAAAACGTGGGGATTGGTCAGCCAAGCGGTTCCCCCTAACATAGCATTTTCAATATGGATCTCTTTCATCAAACCAACAATGCTTTCCCAACTTGGGTTGCCGCCGTTTGTACCCAAAGAAATCGAACCAATTCCACTGGTATTAAGAATCCCTCTTGGTTGATTATTTAATCCAGTTCCCGAAAGAGCCGCTTTGTCGATGGCTAAAGCCATCCTCTTAGCAAAATTATTTCTGATTCGCATCTCAATATCAATCGAGGATTGCATCATCATGCTGCGAGTAAACACAGATAATGCCCCCACCGTCTTCATCCGCAAAGGAATTTGTTTAAAAGTTCCTTCCGATTGCGTCAAGTTATTTCCCTCGCCTATCCAGTAAGCAGTTTCGGATGTTGCTTGTCCTGGGATGTCCACATTTCCCACTAGCCCAGATAGCATAGTTGCACCCAACTGCATAACCATTGCTCGGTTTTCCAGCAGTTCAATAAAGCTTTGTTCCAATAAATTCGTCTCGACGGTGTATCCACCAGTGGCTGGACTTCCTACTGCATAAGTTGCACGTTTTTGTATTTTTTCAGGCCGAACGCGTAAATCTCTCATTGGCATAAAAAAGCCATTAGTCGCTCGCCCAAGTTTTCTAGAAATTTCTCCTGAGCATTCAAGCTCAAACTTAGCTTTTTCAATCATGTCAGGGCTTTGAAAAGCCACAGCATTAATTGCATTCACCAAACTATAAGATCGCTGGTCTTTATCAGATAACCCCAGCGTAGTATCGATCGCCTTTGCCACTGGTCGTTGTTCCGGTCGCATCTTATCCAAAAAAGTTCGCCTAGCGGTATTTAAATCCGTGCCATCGCTTACCAAAGATAGGGCTAAATCGCGCATTCCAAAATTTTCGCCCATTGCCAAAATTTCCTTAGTTCGCTCCAATTCCTCATTACGCGCATCTAATACGCTTTTTTCCATTTTTTCCATAATCAAACCTCTTTTTTCCTCTATTTTACTATCATTTAAAGATCGTCCGATGCCCACCGTCGGATCTGCCGGAACGCTTACCAAACTAATCTCGTAAGGTGTCCATCGTTTCCCTAGAAAACAATAACCATCCTCTCCATCCTCAAGGCTTTTCATTTCCTCGTATTCTTCCACAGAATACAAAAAAGAAGCATTCGTGATAATTCCATCGCTGACATCTTGCCGATATTCCTGAATACTTGGTTTTTTAGACCATTTCGCTTGACAATAAGCTTTTTTATCCGTTACCCAGACCCGTTCAATTTTCCCTAAAACAATATCTCGATCATGATTCCAGAGCAAATTCATTCCCGCTAATCTTTCCAGATTAATCGCCCCTTCCTCATGGGATAAAATCTCTTTATAAAAATACATATCAACGGGATATTCCGACGACCAGCTAAAACTAAAAGTTTCGCCATCGCCCGTTTGCCGCTCGATCTGCACATCCCGAAAATGTTTAACTCCGATTTCTGGTTTATTTTGCATAAGCCCTCCTACTGCTTTTATTTTACACAAAAAAAAGAGGAAACCCTCTCAGGCTTCCACCATGACCATCAACTTGTAGGCAGCTAAACTTTAAATTTATATTGATTTTTAAACTGTTGGCGTTGGAACTCCCTCGGACTCATTATAACAGGCTCCACAGACTGACTGCCAGTATCCACAAGATCAATTTGATAAGTTGCCAATAAATCCAATTCTCGCCGGCGCGTCTTGACAATATCCTCAAAATCTTTACCCGATTCCGCCGCAATTTCCGTTAACGTTTTGAACCCGGCTTTAACCGCTTCAATATTGGCATTGACTTCTTTTAACGGGTCAACCCAAGGCCAACCGCGAGAGGTAAACTTAGGCTTGCAGTAATGGGCGCGATTTTGGAAGTAATCATCAATTTTTACCCGACCTGACAACACCGCCACATCAAGCCACTCTCGATAGAAAGGCAATAAAAAGTTATTAATAAACCAATTTTGTAAAACCTGATAACAGTCCCTTTCTTGCAGTAAAGCCGTTCGTGCGCTTGAATAAGAAGTGCTACTAAAATCACCAGTAAAAGCCTCATAACTGATTCCCGTAGCAATTGCAGCCGATCGCAGGAGAGACTTTAAAAACTCAGAACCATTATCATTAGGAGTCGAGGGTATGAAAGCTTGCACTTGTTCCCCCGGCTGCAACACAATCGCTTCCCCAGAATCTAAATCCCAGGTTCGATCGCCGTTTTCCGTTTCACCAGCCAAGACCACATTTTCAGGGTCAGGGGTAGTGATAAACGCATTAATCAAAGCTTGGGCGCGAGCGGTGGTAATCTTCGCATCCTCAAAAGCATTCATCTGCCGGCATCTATTAATCACCGCGTGCAGCCACGGCACTCCCCGCGTCTGTCCCGGTCGATCTGACAAAAAGAGGTGATAGACATCATCAGCCGCAATCCTGATTAACTTGCCATTTTCCACTGCCCGGGTAAACTGAGTATCGCCGGGGTGGTAAGGGTACAAGTGATAAGCCACGGGTCGCTGCCACTCGTTTAATTCCACGCCCATCTTAATCAGATTTCCCCCGTAGCCACTCACCGCGTGGGAATCACACAGTTGATCTGATTCAATAATCTCAAGGGCGATCGGAATCGGAGAACCCCCAAAACTCGATCGAATTACCCGAAACAATACCTCACCAGATTCAGCAACCGACTTAATCGCTAATCTCTGTAAATCTCCAAAAGTCAGCTTTCCGGCAGTGTGACAATAATTAGCCTCTTGCCATTCAAGCCAAGCATCCTCAATCTGCTGATTCAAATCATCATCTAATCTATCCCCGCGCTTCCGCTTAACCTGACTCTGAAACCCCAACCCCGTGCCAATGATATTATTGGGGAGAGTCGCTTGAATGGCGTGTTTAAGATAAGGATTATTACGGATCAAATCACGCGATCGATTCCGTAAGCGCACCAAATCAGACCGCAGATCAGAATCGGCAGAACTGGAACTAACCAACCAATCAGAATTACTTCGATTAAGCCTTGCTCCATCGTATCTGCGCTTCGGCAAATCCGAAACATTTGCGGATTTAGACTTTTTTTTCGACTTTCCTTTTTTAGCCATACTCCCTACGGAATCGAATTTTTAAATTAGCAGACTCCCCTCGCAAAGCCTTCCCCTCTCGGTAAACCTGAAACTTTAATCTAGTTTCCCATTCCCTCAATTCAGAAAGATTAGCGCGGGTAAACTCTCGCTCACCGATTTGATATGCTTGCCCGCTACTCAAAACCGATTGAATTGCCGTCCTCACTTGCCCTAACAACCTCTCAGCTTCCGTCGCTGGATCATAACTATTCAAACTCAGAAAGTTGGGTTCAACCTTTATTCTACCCGTGTCAATAGTTTCTCGATTTCCGTCCACCGTTCGGTAAGCTTGCCAAGAATAAACTCCGGGGGGCAAGTTCCCGGAGTCGTCCGAACTTATCACAGTAACAAAATTATTATCCTCGATCGTCGCCGTAATATTTAAGGAAACTCCTACACCCCGAATCGCCCACGACAAACTCCCCTCTGTTAAGGGGTCAGTCCATCGAACATAATCGCCAGCGACAATTTTCTCAGGGATTCCGAGCATAGGACAACTCTCACTTTTCTCACTTCTATTATCTTAATTCTAAATTCCTAATCAGTTCTCTAATCACCTCAGTTTTGGTTCTTTTCGTTTTTTTGCAGTAATTTTCCAAGATTGCCAGTTCAATAAATTAAATGAGTATCTGATAAGATATAATTAAAGCACCAATAATTTTCGCTTTCTTGGAACCCCCCTTCCAAGAATTTTTCATTTTTACCATTTTGTTTATGATTATTGCTTTGTTTGTAATTTTTGTGCTTGGGCTTTTATTTACCTTGCTTTACTATCAAACTCAAAATAATTCTTATGGCGGTTATCAACCTAAACAGGATAAACCTATAGGAAAGCCTCCTAACTGTAGCTCTAATGTTAAAAAGCCGTAAGCTTATTTAGCATTTTTAAAAGTCGGGTACAGGAGTCGAACCTGCTATTGAAAGCTTATGAGACTTTCGTGATAATCCGTTTCACTCACCCGGCATCATCTATTATACACCAAACTTATCCTTACCCCTTGCACTCTTTAAAAACCTTGCTAAAAACCGAAACCCCAACCGTGACCCACTAAAATTAGGGTCTCTATAAACAAAAGTTTTAGCTAAATCATCTTGAAAAACTTCTACTAACTGATAAGCCATAATTACCACCCCTTAACAAATCCTGACCCGCGCCGTGACCGTTCCTTAACAGGTTTCTTGACTTCCCGTTCTGTTGGTTCGATTTCCTCAGTAATTGCGGGGAATAATTGCGATTCTAACTTATCCCAATCAATCCTCGCAATGCCCACAGAAACCGCCGCAGCATAGGCATAAACCAAACAATCAAGAGCTTCATTCCGATTGCGAATCTGAATCCACTTTCTCCGGTGCTGGCCGTTAATCATCGTGCTAACCACCTTTTCCGCCGTCAGCTGCTCGAAGTATTCCTCATCTATCTGAGGAAAGTGAAAATATCCCGGTCCCGGTTCAATCAACTTTAATCGTGAAAAAACAGTAGATTTGATGGTATCTGTCCCAATTGGCCAAACCGCAACCCCTTTCTTAATAGTTTTTCCCCGATAGTTAACATCAATCAAAGAAGGTCGAGAAATCGGCGGTTTCCACAACGACGACGACCCCTTAACAGCATAAATCTTAGAACGCACGCGGACATAGTTGTACACCGTCTGGGCCGCATACCCAGTATCGATCGCCGCTAGAGTAATTCCCAACTCTCCCAACTCGTGGCTATAAGTGGCATTAAGCACAGCATCAAGTTCATGCCAAACCTTTTCCTGATCAGGATTACCAAACAACTCAGTATGATAGATTAGCCACGCCTCTTCTTTCCGACCCCACCCCCACACCGAAACCGCTAACCGATTAGCTTGCACATCAATCCCGGCCGTAAGTACCAGCGCACCCCGGGGAACCGAGAGCGGGTGGTAAGGTTCCCGACGGGTAAACAGATTTCGCCACAGTAACCCCTCCCCACTCCCGTCGTCGTAAGGCAACCCTAAAGAAGTATTCCAGAAAACCTTGAGTAACTGCGGATCATCCTTTGCTTCCAGATAAGCCCGAACCACATCAGCGAAAGACCGCCATGGCGAATACAACTCCGAAAGATGGAAACCAGCGATCGAGCTTCCCAGATTAGTTTGTACCCAACGACCCTCAGCTAAAAAAGTAGGTTTATGGGCGTCGGTAATCGTGCCGAAACAGGAAACGCACTCATACCACGCCTCAACCTTATCGCTTGACTTACTCTTTTCCCACTTCACCCGCTCCCAAACCAACGGCTGTAATTTCTGGCAGTGGGGACAAGGCACATGATAAATCCGTTGATCCGATCGCTCCCAGTCTTTCTCAATCCTAGAAATCCCCTTAATCGTCGGGGTAGAGACTTTGACGATGACCCGATTCCAGAAAGTGGCAGACCGCTTAATAGCCAAATTTACAGGATCACCCTCAGACCCTGCTGACGGGGGGAACCGATCAACTTCATCAAAAAGTAGCACCCGAATCGGACGGCTTGCCAAACTTGCCGAGGAATTAGCCCCCGACAAAGTGAGATGTCCCCCCGGGAACACCTTATGCAAAATTTCATTTCCTGAATCTCGCATCCGTCGATCCTTGACCAATCCCGACAAAGCAGGGGAATCCCTCAGCATCGTGGCAATCCTATCCTTACTAATTGCCTCAGCCATTTCGATCGTTGGCTGCACCATCATTATGGGAGCCGGGTCTTGGTGCATAAAATACCCAATGGTGTTAAGTACCGCTTCCGTCTTTCCCGTTTGAGCCGAAGCCATAACCACTACCTCTGGAACCGTGCCAATCGTTTCTAGAATTTCTCTTAAGTAGGGAACCCGCGCCGTTCGCCACTTACCCGGTTCTGCCGAAGCCTCTGGGGAAAGATACCGGAACTCATCAGCCCAATCAGAAATTTTCAGCACCGGCGGGGGCGGCCAGACTGATTCAGATACCTTAATTAATAATTTCTTGGGATTCCCCAGATTCCACTTCAAAACCTTTACTTAATTCCCACAAAACTTCATATATTGCCGATTTTAACCGATTTTCCACTGCTAATGGATCGTTAGTTATTGCTAATTCTGGTGCTAACTTACTCGGAATAGCCAACAAACGCGCCCTAGAATTACCAATCAATCCACTCCAAGCCCGCTCACACTCAGAAGCCTCTAATAATTCCCCTTGCCTAACTGCATTTTCTAACTCAATCTTATCGGCTTGAGCAGATGTCAACCTTGTCTTTTCCGCAAAATAATTGTTTTTATCATTTTTCTGTTCTTTATCCTCAATCTGCTTTCTCAAATAAGCAATTATCGACTTAACAATCGGTTCCATCTCATCACTATCAACAATATACCCACGGTCATGCCAATAATTAATCGTACTCGCAGGAATATCCGTGTATTTAGCGATTGCAGTATAAGAAAGCATCTTTTTTCTTGTTGTTTCTCAACAATAGTATATAAAAATTCTGTCCCTAGCCAAAAAACGCGCCTTCGGATGGCGCGTTTTTTATCTTGCAAAAAGTACCTTTTATCAATCCCCAGAGTAAGTTAACCTCTCAATTTCTCTAAGAAGTTCTTTCTTCTCTTTAAGAAGGCTTCTCTTTTCTTCTAAAAGCTCACTTACTTGGGCTTTTAGTCTTTCAATTATTCTTACCCCTCCCAAACTAAATATTTGAGTCTGTGGCTCAAAGTTTAAATTGTGGACGATTGTCCATATTGCAGATGGAATCGTTTGAATGTGCTTATAAAAAGCACTTCCATCCCCTGGTGGTCTAGGTAAGCCGCGATCGCCTTTGTCACCTTTAATAAATACGGTTGGATCGCGTTGAACAAAAACCGAAGTTTTTGCCTGAATTACAATCTCACCATTTTCAATAATATAACTGCTCATACTATTACCGTCACTCGATCGCTTGTTTCTACTGGCCCCTCAGAAACAGCAAAAATCTGATTTAAATCATTGGGATTTTGTAGAAAAATATCATATTCCCACAAATTTGATAAAGTTGAGGGAATAGCTAAAGTTTGCACAGAAGTAAGAAAAGGAACAATTCGGCTATAAACGCCGATAATTTCGCCATTCTCAACTCTATCAGCTAAAATTATTGGCTCAAAGCCAAACGTGGCTAATAGCTTTCCCCCTGCTTTTGTTCGTATTTGTCCTAAAGGATTCCACAAAGTAAAATCTCCAGGAAAAAAAATTATTAGCGACCCCCACGACGCGCCGCGTTCGATTTTGTTTAAACCAGATAAAGCAATTTTAACAGGGGGGTACATTTCGTAACAAGTTAAAATAACTATAGAAATTTTACCACACCAATATGTTAACAGCTACTCACTCCACTATTTTAAAATCGCATCCTATCGATTCTCAAAATGGTGTTCCTGATAATTTTCAATCTATACCTTTCCCAAAAGCCTCAAAAATTGAATATAACTGGATTAAACCAGCAGAAAACAACCACTGGGTAATAGAGCTAAAATCGCCTCAGCTAGGACGGTTTAACTGGTATGTTTTCCGTGATCACGTCAAGATTGAGGAAACTAAATCCGAAATTATTGCGGATTTACCGATTGTGCGAAAAGATCAAGCTGAAGCAATTTTTGGCAGAAAAATTACTGATTTTCAGTTTGAAAAGTTAGACCAATGCTTAAACCGTTTTGAAATTAATACTATCCCGCGAGTTAGGCATTTTTTAAGCCAAGTTGCCCATGAATCAGGAGGATTGCGCTGGATCGTTGAACTGGCCAGTGGGGATGCCTATGAGGGTCGAAAAGATTTAGGAAATACCAAACCTGGTGATGGAAAAAGATTTAAAGGGGTTGACCCTTTACAGATGACGGGACGAAGTAATTATCAAGCTTTTGCTAACTACATCGGTGATCAAAAAGTAATGGAAGGGTGGCGATATGTTAGCTCAAACTATTTGTTTTTGCCGTCAGGGTTTTGGTGGCAAAATAATAAAATGAATGCTTTATGCGATCGCGGTGCTACGGTTCGGGAAATTACTCGGCGAGTAAATGGTGGGTACAATGGCTTAGCCGATCGAGAAAAATACTATCAAAAAGCTTTAAAAGCAATTTAAGCGAATCCCAACCTTGCCCTTAAACAAGGAGCTATGCGCTCCAAGCTTTCTCGTAAGCTAAGGCTATTTTCCTCTTCTTCCCCAGTATCAACCCGCCGCCACTCAATCAAGTCTTTGGGGCGGCTTTTTAGTCTCACTAAAGGTTCGCCGTATCGATCGCATGGTAAAAATTCGGGATCAATGTCTTCTAATAAGTCTCCCCGATGCTTGTTGTACCAGTTCAAAAATTCGAGCGAAAATTTTTCAACCACCGGCGCGGAACTTTCCTCACCACCCAAAGATAGTTGATACAAAAATACCCCGTACCTTGATCGTATTGATTGAGCCGTGGTCTCTATGTGTGTCAATGCCTTTTCAACTTGCGATCGAGTGCTGTTCGCGATCGCTTCTTTGACTCGTTTATCCAGGTAAATTCCTAATCGTTTAATGCGATTCAAAATGGCCTCCGGAATTTGATCCTCATCACCGCCGTCCTCGGTTTGGGGGGTTTGTTTGGTTTGAATAGTCTTAGGAGAGTCAGGCTCTTTATCTGGCAAGGGTTTCACGTCTTGACTTTTTCCATCTTGATAATCCATTATCAAATCCGATAATGGATTATCATTTTTGATAATCGATTCTCCACTTTGATAATCGGTATCAGAATTGAAACTGATCATTAAAGTTCCAGTTTCGATATTAATTTGCCCTTTTTGCTTTAGCTTG